GTCAAGAGACTGATGAAAATAGTAAAGAGCAAGGAGAAAAAAATGCTTGATTTAGATAATGGAAGTGGTGGCGAATACATCCGCTTCAAACCTTCAGTTAATGCCTGGTATGTAGATGGGGAAGAAGTAGATTTAAAAGCTATGTCTTTAGAACCAACATCACTCATGACAGGCTGGGGCCTCATCCAGGAAGGAGAAAGTCCAAAATGGGTGTGGGATGAAACTGTTGGCGTTAAAGGACCTAGACCAGATGGAGAATATAAGCGCGGTTTTAGCGTTAAAGTATTCTTAAAAGATTATGGTTGGCGAGAATGGTCCTCTAATGGTGCTGGAGTTAATAAAGGACTCAGCAATGTCTGGAAATCAATTCATGATGGCATGAAAGAAAACCAGGGGAAAGTTGCTGGCCTTAAATATACTGGCTCTTCTGCTGACACCAGCGGAAAAGGAGCAACTCGAATCCCAAATTTTGAGTTGGTTAAATGGGTGCCAATGCCTCAGGCGGATTTACCCCCTGCCTCTGAGCCTGTAGCTCAGAAAGAGGATGAGGACGATTCATTATTTTGAGCCAGTAGGGGGCAGTGTCTAGGCATTAACTAACACTGCCTCTTTTTTTCTTAGGGGTAAGTATGAATAATATATCACAACATATAGAGACAGTGGCCAGGGCTTTATTGGGAGAGCCTAATCATAAACTCTCTAGTAAAACAGAATTACGATGGGGCAATCATGGCTCAATGTCTGTTGACCTCAATAAAGGCACCTGGTTTGACCATGAAGCCTATGAAGGTGGGGGAGTTATTGACCTCATTCGCAGAGATAATCCTCTTAATAATATAAATGATTTCCTAAACAACTTAGGCATAGATACCGATACGCCCCAGAAAAATGGTCACGACACCATTAGAGCTTCTCATGTGGCTACCTATCAATATGTTAATGAGGATGGTGAGGTTACCTATGAGGTGTTACGCTTTGAGCCTAAGACCTTCAGACAAAGAAGAATAGTCAATGGTAAATCAATGTGGGGGCTAGCTGATACAAAGCCACTGCCCTATCGTCTGCCTGATATTATCAGCAACCCTCACAAGCCTATTCTCATAGTGGAGGGAGAAAAAGATGCGGACGCTTTGGCTAGTTTGGGCTTTGTTGCCACCTGTAACTCAGGCGGTGCTGGGAAATGGGCTAATGATTTAAACCAATGGTTTGAGGGCAGGGATATAATTGTGCTTCCTGACAAAGATAATGCAGGAGAGGCTCATGTCCGTACTCTGTTGAGTAATCTACAAGGCAAAGCCAGTAGGATTAAAGTTGTTAGGCTACCAGTGCAGGATAAAGGAGATGTATCTGATTGGCTTAACCAGGGGGGAGATGCCTCACAGCTCAAAGAGCTTATTAAAAAAGCAGAAGAGTTTAAGGATAAAATAACACCATTACCAACATTAAGCCTCCATGATATAGCAAATTTACCTCCTGTTGATTGGCTAGTAGAAGGGCTTATACCTGATAAGAGTTTAGCCATGATGTATGGAGAGCCTGGTTGTGGCAAAACATTTATAGCTTTAGATATGGCTCTTAGTATTGCTCATAAGGATATGTGGCAAGGGCAAACTGTCCTGGGTGGGCAAGTAATATATGTAGCTGGGGAAGGCGTAGGGGGCCTTAAAAAAAGGATTGCGGCCTGGCATATACATAGAGGATTAAAACAAGAAGCTCCTTTTATTGTAATACCTACGGCTGTAGATTTGATGGAAGATAGCCAGGACTTACATTCAACTATTCAGGCAGTGTCTGATAAACCTATTTCCCTGGTTATATTCGATACACTGGCCAGGAGTATGTCAGGAGATGAAAATTCCTCTCAAGATATAGGCAAAGCTATAAAGTCTATGGATGCTATCAGAGAGGCTTTTGATTGCTGTGTTATGGCTATACATCACTCAGGTAAAGACAATAGCAGAGGAGCTAGAGGCTCAAGTGCAATACTTGGAGCGGTTGATGCTTCTATGAAGATTGAACGAGTAGGAGATACCGTCAGTTTGGTAGTAGAAAAGCAAAAAGATGCTGAAATGATGGATCCAATCTGGATGAATACTATTAGTGTTGAAGTAAATAGTGATGTTCTAAGCCTTGATATTGATACTAGCTTAGTCCTGGAAAGAACAGACCAAGGGCCAAAGTCTGGAGGAGAAAAAGGATTAAGACCAGCACAGAAGGCAGTTCTGGATGCTCTAAATGACGCTCTTGTAAAACATGGGTCCCTTTCTCCTGGTGGGGAAAACTACCCAAACAATGTTACAGTAGTCCAGGAGAATTATTGGAGACAAGTTGCGTTAGCTAAGAGCATATCAACTGGAAACCCAGATGCTGAAAGAAAGGCTTTTAGTAGAGCCGCAGAAATGTTAATTCAGAAGAAAATTGTGTCTAAATGGCAAAATCTAGTTTGGAAGTGTAATTAAGTATGGGACAAAGGAGGTGGACAAAATGTCCGCAATGAAAACAAAGAGTTATGGCAAACGGGACAAACTTGGGACAAATGTCCGACAGACGGGACGGACAGGACACTCTCTAGAGTCCTGTCCCACTGTCCCAGTGTCCAATGATACTAGGGCAATTCTTGATGCTCATGATATGATAGCAAGAGAAATGGAATTGAAATGGGGAGTGGGAAGATTGGAGCGTCTGGTTGATGAGACACTTGCTAAAAGGTTTCAAGCGCAGAAAGATAAATTCCATGATGCAATCTTTGATAATAATCAGGAGTCTATGCAAAAACATGGGGCGGCTATGAAAAGAGCATACCAGGCTCTTGATACTGAGGCTGAAAGACTTGGGTGTAAAACAATAGATAAGAATGACTATTGGGAAATCAAACACCCTAGAGTACCAGGAGCTATAATTAGGTTTGTAAAAATGGCAGAAGAAATGCCTATAGAAAAACCTGATAATGTGGCGTATGTTTGTATTGAAGAAATGATTGATTATATCCCACCAATGGCTATTGAGGTAAAACAAAAGTTTGGAGGTTCTAAAATAAGTCCTAGAGAGATATTCCATGATGACCCAATCCCATTCTAAACCAGACATAAGAAAGTATAGCGTTATTCCTGCTAGAGCAATACAGGATGATACACTCCACTGGACAACTCTTAGATTGTTAGGGGCACTATGCCTTCATACTAATGCGTATGGGATATGTTGGCCGAGTAGAGTCACGTTAGCTAGACATATTAGTAAAAGCACCAAAACCGTTAGCGTTCATGTTGGTAGATTAATCAAAGCAGGATACGTCAGAAAACTACAGCCGAGAGCCTATCCTATTAAGAGTGTAAATACCTGGAAGACTAATAGATATCAGGTTCTATTTGACGGGGCTCAAACCGAACTCCCAACTAAAGAGCAGTTCTATGCTCCGAGGCCTAAACTGGCAGAAGATCCAGTCATACAAGAAGAGCAGGAAGTAATACAGAATAGAAGGGGGTCAGGGGGTGAGAATTCGGATTTTAGGATACTAGCACAAGCGTTTTGTCAAGGTGTAGAAATGGGCAGTGGTCAACATAGATTGCCAACACCTAGCCATAATTATGCGACTGTCCTGGCAGAACGGGGAGTAAGTGCTGATGCAGTAAGGAAGGCAAGCCTGGAGATGACTAAGGCAAACCTAAAGTCTGGCAGGACTCCACCTATAACAATAGAACAGGTAGCAAAATGGGCGGCACTTTAATCCTGTATAAATACAATAGCCAAACGCTGGCTTCGCTATTGCAAGGGGTATGCAATATATTCGCTAAGTCATTGATTTCATTGACAATGCACCTTGCCCCCTCCCCGTCTGCGTGTATGTACGGGGGTTTCACTCAAAATTTTGGAGATTTTCATAATGGACATTGACAGATACTCAGAGGCCATTGAGAGTGTGGCTGATATATTGAAGGAGAGGAACAAGGACTATGGCTCTCCTTATGGCAACCATGTGGCTATAGCTCAAATGTGGTCTATTCTTTTGCAACAAGATATAGCTCCTAATCAGGTAGTTATGTGCATGATTGCTGTTAAGCTCTCGCGTCTTATACATGAAGAGACGCATGATGATAGTTGGGCTGATATTATTGGTTATGGTGGTATTGGTCGTGGTATTGCAGATATAGAAAAGGAGGTTGAAAATGTCATTAGATTACGCGAACGAGATGACGATTGAGGATTTTAAGAAAGAATTAGAAAGAATAAGGGATAAGGTAAACAAGGTCTCTGGTAAAAAGATTATTGGGGAGCCTTACAATTCTGCTGGGGGCACTGGTAAGGCTAGTAAGGAAATGAGTAGTTGGAGTAGAGGAAGGTGGAATTTTGGGCACAAGAGACACAAAATTATCGACTCGTCAAGCTCGTAAGGCTTTGGTGTTTGGTAGTGATGATGAGAGAGAGGCTGTCAAGCAGGAGCTAGCCACACTTGCGGCTTCTGATATTACTGAGGTTATGAGCTGGGATGAACATGGTAGAGTTACTTTGAAGGATGCAAAGGATGTGCCTATGCATACCAGGAAGGCTATTAAGAAGGTTAAGGTTACGCCTACTAGAATGGGCAATGCGATTGAGGTTGAAATGCATGATAAGGTATCTGCTTTGCGGATGTTGAGCCAGCATCATGGATTATTGACTCCTGGTTTAGATAAGAGTGACAGGCCTTCTGTCTTAGGGATTAACTTACATGGCCCTACTGTAACGGAGTATGAGGAAAAGAATGGCAAGGACAAGAGCGGCAAGTGATAGGTCTTCCAGGAGGAAGGTTGATGCTGATGGTGTATTTGGTGGTTTGGATCTAGATTTTAGTACCAGTCCTACGGTATGGAATTTTTTGAGTGATAATAGTTTTTTTAGAGGATTAATGGGTCCTGTAGGTTCTGGTAAGTCATATGCGTGTGCGGCTGAAGTTATGTTGAGAGCTGTCAAACAGCCTGTATCTCCAAAGGATGGAGTTCGGTATTCTAGATTTGTAGTAGTTAGGAATAGTTACCCTGAGTTAAGAACGACAACTATTAAGACTTGGCTTGAATTATTCCCCGAGCATATTTTCGGGCCTATGAGATGGAGCCCACCTTTAACGCATCATATTAAGTTGCCAGCTAGAGGGGATGCCGCAGGGATTGACTGTGAAGTTATATTTTTAGCATTGGACCAGCCCAAGGACGTTCGGAAACTTCTTAGTCTTGAATTATCGGGGGCGTGGGTCAATGAGGCTCGTGAGTTGCCTCTTAGTATTGTCCAGGGATTAACTCATCGTGTTGGCAGATATCCTACCAAGGGGAATGGAGGATGTCCTTGGAGAG